GAATTCTACATGAGGCAGATGAGGCATACAAGGCCGAAGCCAAGATCGTTGACTGGATGGTCAATGGTTATAAAGAAGAAGGACTCAACGCGAACATTCTCAAAGAATTCATAAAGAATCGCATCAATGAGTCTTTGGATCAGATTGGATTTGGGACGCCTCTCGAAGTTGATAAATTACTATTACAGAAAACAACTTGGTTCGAAGAGGAGTTATTGGGTAACAACATGACAGACTTCTTTCACTCTCGCCCAACCGAATACTCTAAGAAAAACCAATCCTTCGACGAAGACGACCTATTTTGATATGACTGATTATTACTGGCTAAATGATGAGGCAAAACTTTTCCTTGAAAGAGGATATCTCCTAGAAGGAGAGTCTCCAAAACAAAGAATACTTGATATCGCAAAACACGCCGAGGAGATTCTCGGTGTTGAAGACTTTGCGGTTAAGTTTGAGAGATACATGGCACAGGGATTCTATTCTCTGTCATCTCCTATCTGGGCGAACTTTGGACGAGAACGAGGACTTCCGATCTCTTGTTTCTCTTCTTTCATACCGGACAATATGGAAGGTATTCTCTATAAGGTTGGAGAAGTCGGTATTATGTCAAAAATGGGAGGAGGAACATCCGGTTACTTTGGGGCGATTCGCCATCGCGGCGCTCCGATCTCTTCGGGTGGTACTGCGACGGGTGTACATCATCAACTCTCAGTGTTTGATTCTTTGGTCAACTATGTATCACAGGGAAATGTTCGCCGTGGCTCATTTGCGGCATATCTTCCAATTGATCACCCCGATATCGAAGAGTTTCTTCACATTCGTTCTGATGGTGATTCTATACAGGATCTTTCGATAGGTGTTTGTGTAGAAGATGAGTGGATGAAGTCAATGGTTGACGGAGACACCGAAAAGAGAAGGATCTGGGGTAAGGTAATTAAGAAAAGATTTGAGTCTGGCTATCCTTACATCTTCTACACCGACAACGCAAACAAGGGTGCTCCGCAGGTTTATAAGGACAATGATATTCGCATTCACAACTCCAATCTTTGTTCGGAGATTATGTTGCCCACAAGTCCAAGCGAATCCTTTGTGTGCAATCTCTCTTCCTTGAACCTTGAAAGATGGGATGAGTTAGTTGAGACCGATGCGATTCAAACAATGATCTATTTCCTTGATGCGGTCATGTCAGAGTTTATTGATAAAACCAAAGGAGTAGAGTTTATGGAACATCCAAGAAATTTTGCGATTCGTCATCGTGCTCTGGGTCTGGGTGTTCTGGGTTGGCACTCCTATCTTCAATTGAATAACATTCCCTTTGAGTCAATCACGGCTCGAGCAAAGAACAATCGAATCTTTAAGACAATCGCAAAGAGAACCCGAGAAGCATCAAAGGAACTTGCGAACCTTCTCGGAGAACCCGAACTTTTGATTGGATATGGATTGCGAAATACCACAACAATGGCAATCGCTCCCACCACTTCAAGTTCTTTTATTCTGGGACAGGTTTCTCCTTCAATCGAACCATTGAACTCTAACTATTTCGTAAAGGATTTGGCAAAGGGTAAGTTCACCTATCGCAATCCTTATTTGACAAAACTCTTCAACGAAAAAGGTCTGGGAGAGGATACTTGGAGAAGTGTTCTACAACGAGGCGGATCTGTTCAACATCTTACCGAACTCACACAGGACGAAAAGGATGTCTTCAAAACCTTTGGAGAGATCTCACAGAAAGAAATCATATCACAAGCCGCAGATAGACAATTGGCAATTGATCAGGGGCAATCATTGAACATTATGATTCCACCAAACACAAAACCAAAGGAAGTGAATGATCTAATGATCTACGCATGGAGACGAGGAATCAAGTCGCTCTACTATCAAAGAAGTGCGAATCCGGCACAGGAACTTGCTCGTTCGATTAATAATTGTGCGGTGTGTGAGAGTTGATATGGCTGGACACGAGAAACTCTTTTGTGGCAACTGTAAAACCGAGTTTGAGGTTGCGTGGTCATCCGTTGGATATGATTACGGATTTGATGAGTTCGGACACCCAATGATAGACACTCCTTGTTATTGTCCATTTTGTGCCTCGGCGGATATTGACGATCCAAGTTATTTCGTTTCGGATGAAGATGAATAAATATCTTCATGTGGCTTTATGATGATAAAAAATTTCAACTAGAAGACCGAGGAGACGCAATTGGATTTGTTTATGAGATACGAGATAGAATCAATAATATGCGTTACATCGGAAAGAAGAACTTCTACAGTACAAGAAGACTTCAACCACTCAAAGGGCAAAAGAGAAAACGCAAGGTTGTAAAGGAATCGGATTGGCAAGACTATTTTGGATCCAGTGATGAGGTCAAAATGTTGGTAGAAGAATCCGGCCGAGAGAGATTTGAAAGAAGAATATTGAGATTATGCGACTCCAAAGGCGAGATGTCTTATTGGGAAATGTGGTATCAGATGACGAACCACGTTCTTTTGAGACCCGATAGATACTACAACGCCTTTGTGGGAGGAAAGATTCACCGAAAACACGTACTAAAGAAATGAAAGCAACGCTTGAATTCAATCTTCCGGAAGAAAGGGAAGAATTTGAAATGACGACTAAGGCGATAGACTATTACTCTCAACTTCATGAGATAGATAATTACCTTCGAAGTCTTTTAAAACACGGAGATCCTGAGGCTCAGTCGAGTAGAACTCTTGCCGAAAGAATTCGAAATATGATAGAAATTTACTAATTTTTTACACATTTTAGTATTTACAAAGGCGATCAAGTATGGTAGATTAGTAATATGATTATAATCGACTATAGTGGTATTGCGGTTGCGGCCGCATTTTCTCAAAAACAACCGGATCAATTGGATCAAGGATTGGTTCGTCATATGATTCTCAATTCGTTACGAATGCACAATGTGAAGAATCGCGATAAGTACGGTCGCATGGTCATTGCTTGTGATAGTAGTTCTTGGCGTAAAGAAATCTATCCTCAATACAAAGCAGCTCGAAAGAAACATCGTGATTCATCTGGATTAGATTTTAAACGTTTCTTTGAACTTGTTAATACAGTTAGAGATGAGATTAAGGAGAACTTTCCTTATCCGGTAATTCACGTTGATCGTGCCGAAGCTGATGATATCATCGGAACACTCGTTTTGGAGTCACAGGAGTTTGGACACCATGAAGAAATACTAATTGTCTCTTCTGATAAAGATTTTCTTCAACTGCAACAATTCTCTAACGTTCAACAATATAGTCCGGTTCAACGAAAGTTTTTAAAGTGTGACAATCCACATCGATATCTATTCGAACATATATGTAAAGGAGATTCCGGTGATGGTGTGCCAAACGTATTAAGTCCTGATAATACCTTTACTGATGAGCTTCGTCAAACTCCACTTCGATCAAAGAAAATCGATGAATGGTGGGAAAAACGTCATAGTCTACAGAACTATGTGGATCGCGATGTTTGGCGCAATTATCAACGCAATGAATGGATGATCAATCTACGTAAGACACCGCCTGAAATTCGAAAGGAAGTATTCAATCAAATAGGAGATCAACACCATAAGAACAATAACAAGATTCTTAATTATCTTGTTGCGAATCGTTGCGGTCTTCTAGTCGAATCAGCACAGGAGTTTTTTGTTAATAAATAAAATTATGAGAGACAAAATTACACTTATGCCACACGAGGTTTTCGCAAATGCTCAAAAGATCGAAGACCGAGATGAAAGAATCGCGTATCTGAAAAGAAACGCATATCGTCAAGTGAAGACTATTCTTCAACTTGCATACAACGATAAGATTGAGTTGGATTTTCCGGAAGGAGCTCCTCCATACAAAGAGAATGAAGAGACGAGATTTCCAATTTCGAGCATCAAGAATGTTTTCAGAAACATCGGTAACTGTACTAAGCAGTCCAACTATGCTAAGATTCGAAAGGAACGCTGGTTTATCGGTATGCTCGAAACTCTTTCGGCCGAAGATGCAAAGATTTTGATCGCCGCAAAGGATGGCAAACTCTCCACCTTTGAAAACAAGAAATACTCCAAGATCACAAAAACCTTGGTAAGAGATACATTTCCGGAATTATTGAGTTGACATCTATACCTTATGTGATAGTATGTTGTTATGAATATTTTTATACTTGATGAAGATCCACGTACTGCTGCGTCAATGCATTGTGACAAACACGTACCAAAGATGGTCGTTGAATCTGCACAAATGCTCTCAACTGCTCACCGTATGTTGGATGGTGTGGAAACAAAGAAACGATCCAAGAGTGGAAAAACGATGTCAAAGTATTACATGTTGGGCGATACTCGCGAGCATCATTTATACAATGCGGTTCATTTTAATCATCCTTGTACGGTATGGACTCG